TATCATGTCTTTTCCGTAGTCTAGGACGTAGTATCTCATTTCTTTTCAAACGTTTTTTTGTAGTTGCTTAACGCTTCACGTGAATGAGTTTCCCACGTGTGTATACATACGGCGTATCTTTGCTTTTCGTTTGGGTGTGTGTCTATAGATTCTAAATCTATCATACATCTATCCAAGAACGTCTGTTTTTTTTCTCCTTTTACTGGCTGTGGCATTTGGTTTTCTTCTTACTGGTTTTTTAATAACTTCTTTTTCCGTGTTTACGTCGTCTTGTACGTCTTCTTCGATTCCTTTGTAACTGATTGTGGCGTTTTCCTTTTCGAAAATGTAGCCTAGTCCGATAGTTACGTAGTATTTAAACTGCGCGGGGTGTATTTTATCTACTTCTATTCTACGTTGTCCTAGAACGCTGTCGTATGTTACAATGATTTTCCCTTTGTATTCGTCTTTAATTTTCATTTTGTTCATGTTTTAGTTCGTTTCCGATAGCTTTGATTATAATTAGAACGCCAAACATTCGTAAGGCTATTTCATAACCGCCCAAACAGATAACCCCACCTATTGTAAATAGAATGAGTCTAGCTAGCGCGTCTGCTATTTCATTTGTTTTCATAACTATATTGAATTTCGCGGATTTTTTGTTTTATGTCCCGTAGCATATAATGAGCGGACGTCGTACTAATTCCAAAGTATTTAGATAGGCTACGCGCTGAATTGTAACCCTTGTCGTAATAACATTCAAAAGTAACTCTTTGTATAGGGCAAGTGATTTGACGTCTGAAAATTTCTATGTATGCGCGTTGGTCGTTGTAACGTTGTTCTATGGCTATCTTTCTACTTACTTCGTCGTCGTCTGGTACGTCATTACCTATAAACTCCATCGTATTGCAATCGTCTTGCTTGTGGCTTATTGACGTGTCCCAAATAATCTGACATTTGATTGTATTTAGTAGGTAAGATTTTACGCTATTCTCGTCCGTCTTTTCGGTGTCTATTGTTAACACGTGTAGGTAGGCGTTATTTATGCAAGTGTCGGCGTTTAACATTGAAAGATTTATGTTCTTTTTTTTGTTGTACGCCTTTAAAAAGTGGTTAGTATACTTTCTAACTTCGTCGTAGTGTTCGCTTATGTATTTATCTAGCGTTTTCTTCATACCACATTTTAAATTCGGCAAACCATTTCTGACGTTTATCTGGACGGCAAAAACATTCATTATCTCGGACGCCAGTTTCTTTCACTTTGATAGCTTGAAGTTTTCTTAAAGGCATTTTACCTAAACGTTCGGGATTTATGTCCGATAGTATTCCGTCTATTTCTAGTATTCTAGCCTCTGTAAGCATTTTTCAAGTATAAAAGATAACAAACTAACTAGACAAGCTGTAAAGAAGTTGCCAGACACTACCAACGCACACCAAAAACCCACGCATTTAGGACAGCCAAAAGCCGAATGAATTCTTAATGTCCACTTATTCAATGGTAAGTACATAAAAACGCGGTCTATTACTTCGTGTAGTGGTTCGAAGTTGGTAACAAACCAAACGAAGGGAATTAAATATAAGTATTCCATGTGATTAATATTTAATCAAAATTACGATTATAATCTAATCATGATAAAAAAAAGTTATTAACAATAAAAAAGCCACCCGTTAAGATGGCTTCTTTTTACATTCGTTCCCTTAATAGGAATTCGTCTAGCTTTATAGCGGTGCTTAAACTTATGTCGTTACCTTGTAGAAACTTGTCAATCTGGTACTGGTGAAATTTACCCGTTCGTGTTTTGATGTCTGTTACTATTTGGTTACGTGTTTTAGTCCTTAACGCTTCTTTTAGCTTGTTTCGTAGTTCTGTGTCGTTTATGTACATATTAGAACGGGAAATCGTCGTTATCTACTTTGCTAATTGGTTCTTGTGTAGGTGCTACGTAAGGTTCGCTAAATGATGCTGAAAAGAAACTACCAGCTTTACCTTGTTTAACCCATAACGCAACTTCCATTTCTTTACCATTTACGTTTACTTTTCCTTTGTAGTCGGGATGTGTGTCTTTAATCTTGTTCGTGTTTTTGAAGATTGCTCCCGTGTTTAACTTGTTTTCCATTGTATATTTATTTAATTGTTTACGTTTAAAATGCCCCGCTGAATACTTGTGAAGCTATCATTGTCATTACTGCAATTATAATTATCGTTATGATTGTCATTCCGATTATTGCAATCGTTTTCTCTTTCATTGTTCTTGTTGTTTAAAGGTTTTCTATTTCGTGTTTTACTTGCTGCCAAAAAGACCCTTCATTGATAATTGCAATAAACGAGTTCGGTAACTGCAATGACTTAATTTGCTCAACTATTTGTTTTTCGTGTTTGATACACTCATCAACTGCAATAAGAGAGGCTTGTTTTGCGTTTTTTATTCTGCTCTTTCTACTGCTGTACCATAAACATTCGTAATACATTTGATATAAATCTTTTGCTTTTTCTTTTGGTGTCATTGTTCTTGTTGTTTAGTTTCATGAGGTATTGAAGTATCGCTTTCGATACATTCTAAAGTTCTCAATTGAGATTTATAAACATTAAGTTCTGCATTGCAAATTAAAATTTCTTGCTGTTTCGCTTGTATGAATAGCTTAACATCGTAAATTGCTCTCTCTATCTTGTTCATTGTTCTTGTTGTTTAGTTTCAATTCGTTTTTTATACCCATTACAAATATCAAGAATGAAATCCATTCTATCTTCTTCAGAATCGAATCCAGTCATCATTTCATCTAATGTATCTTTTAAAATAGCAACTTGACTTTCAATTGATTCGTGTTTTTGTCTTTTATCAATTTTTTCTGCTTGTTCAAATATTTGGTCAAAGGTCATATTTTCATACCAATACTCATCGCACATTAATTTCTCTTTAATATACTCTACTGCTGATAATTTTTCTTTTTTCATTGTTCTTGTTGTTTAAAGGTTAATAATTCTTCTGCTATCATTCTTGTGGTCTTGCCTTGGATATACTTCATCGCACTTGCCTCAGCAACTTGACAAGCAAACTCAATCATCTGCTCCTTCTCCATTTCTTTGGCTTGTTCAAATATCTCATTAAATTCTTTCAATGCCATTAGGGAGGCGTGTCCTACTTGCTCCTCAAACCATTCTACTGCTGTTTTCATTGTTCTTGTTGTTTAAGTTCTTCTAATCTCTGCTCTAATTCTGTGATATATCTTAACACACTAATTGGTGTTTTGATATAATCTTCTTCTGCATTTTGCTTGAAGTAATCTAAGTCTTTCTCTTTCATTGTTCTTGTTGTTTAGGCATTGTTCTACTTAAATCCTTGCTTTTATACTCGTCTTTTTCTATTCTATTAATTGCTGCTTCACAATACAAAGCGAAATCCATCGCTTCCGCTTGTGCTTCTCTAAGCCAATTTACAAGACTGTAGTCTTCTCTTTCAAGCGTTGTGTTATACTTTGTTATTCCTACTTGAGAACGTTCATTAAAACGTGCTAAAACACGTAAAACTATTTTATCTTCTATTTGCTGATTCATTGGTTCTTCTTTTATTTCTTCTATTTCATCTATTGCAAAACCTATTGTTTGGATAGCATTCCTAAACCTATATTGTAAATCTGTACTTAAGTTTGGAAACATTAAATGAAGACATAAATTTGCTTCTTGTATTTCTTCTTTAGTTCGTTTCATAAGAAATTAATTAATGTGTTGTAATACTCACGACATAACTCAACGCGTTCTTTGATTGATTCTATTACTTGTTCGTCTTTTTCTACTTTGAAGACTTTCACGCGTCGGTTATCTGGTATGTGGTCAAAGTTATGTCGTTTCTGTACTTCGTCGCGTAGGTCTATGCTTTCTTCTAGTAGGTTTGCGTTCCAGTGTGCGCGTCTTACTTCGTCTTCTACCATTTCTTCGGGTGTGTTAACCAAACAATAGCAAAGCAACGATTCGGTTTTACCCGTCAATTCCATGTAACCTTGCAATTGAAACCAGTAATCCTTTGTAGGTATTTCTGTAGCAAAAAACGGGAATGTAGTAGCGTCCCATGAACTCTTAACATCTAGTAGAATGGAATCCGTGTTTACGTCGGGTGTTCCAGTCATCCAATCGTTAGAAAAGTGTTCTTCGTTTTTCCACGTAAAGCCTAAATCCAGAATGTCAGATACTAATTTAATAGCGTCGTCTTCTACTAGTATACCTTTATCAGTATAACGGCTGTAAAATTGCTTCTTGATTCCGTATTTGTCTTGGATAACTTGTTCTTCTATGTAAGTTTTAGCTGTTTGACTTAACAACTCCCCCTTTGTGCGGGGGTTTGTCATTATCTTACCTATTGCGGAACATCTAATCTTAAAAGCATTCATAACGCATTGATTAAATCTGTTTGTCCTTCTGTTAAAGTAAATTTACTTTCTAGTTCTTCACGTGTGTACTTACCCGCGTTGATAGCTTCGATAGCGCTTTGGAATCGTTTAGCGTCAATCGTAGGTAGTTTCTTAACTTGGTCACCGCTTGCGTCCGTGTCTTTGTCCGTAACAATTCCTAAAATAGAACTGATTGAATAACGACGATAGTAAGTACATCCCGAACCAAATGACTGATAGTCATTCATTCCTTTTAATTCTACTCTAGGTATTAAAGTAGTGCTTTCGATTGACTCGCCACTTTCTACGTGAAAAAGACAAGTAGCTAAATAGTTTTCACCATCTTTAGAATTGATTAATTGCGTGAATCCTAGTCCGTGTTTTTTTAGTAACGGATTGATAACGCTAAAGATTTTGGGCAAGTCTGAATACGAATAGCCATAGCCTTGCGTTGCTTTGTGAATTACTGGTACTTCTTGCTGGAAATTAGCCAGCGCTTTAAATAGATTTTTCATAAAATTGGTTTTTGTTTATATGCAAATATAACACTTATTTTAAATATACAAACTTTTTAACTTATTTTTTTCATTGTAGCTGTCTTACTTTTGTCTTATAGGTTTGTATTATTTCTTTTAACTCGTCGATAGTCCATTTTTTGGTAACGTGCGCCCGTTCTTGTAGTTCAAGTAGCTTTTGCGCCCCGATTCTATTTTTTATTCCTATCTGGTAGTTAAGAAGGTTTCCGCTTAAATATGTATTGCAGTGTTCACATTGTAAATGGCAATTATCTTCGTCAAAACGAACGTTACTATGTCCACCACTAGAAAAATAATGCCCGCAATTTTTTTTAAGAGGCGGTTTATTACAAGAAATGCAGTTTAAACCCATGTCGCGAAGTCTTATATACTTGTTAAA